TGACTTCGCACATAGTCGCGAAATTGTGAGTTCGCCCTAAATGTCCGAATTACGCTTATATGAGTATTTGCGCTTGAATTTTTTGCCTGACCTTGAAAAGTCGAGCAATCAGTTTGAACGCTTTGATTGCACATCGCAATCAACTAAGTTGCACATTGAATTAAAATGCAGACGATCCCATTACGACACACTCTTAATTGAGAAAAAGAAATTTGATGCTCTCATCGCTGCTTCAACGCAACTTCAGTTTTCTCCCTGTTACATAAACTCAACACCACAGGGAATCTTTGGCTTCAACTTGAGCAAACTCGAACCAACCTGGCAAACCGAGCTAATGCCAGCAACAACAGACTTTGCAAACACAGAGAAGATAGAAAAGGTGGTTGGGTTTCTATCAGTTGCTGATTCAGTTCATCTATCGGGGGCGATGGATTTTTAAGCGATTGGAAAAACAATGACGGCTGGCAGACCACCAAAGCCAACAGAATTAAAACGCGCACTTGGAAACCCAGGCAAGCGACCATTGCCTGAATTGGCAGTTGTTGCAACATTGATGCCAGCACTTTCAATGCCTGAGCCACCTCAAGATTTAGGCAAGGCAGGAATTCGCCTTTGGGAGCGTGCTTGGGATCAGGCAATCACTTGGCTCTCACCGCAATCGGATCGAGAAGCAATCGAGAACGCTGCACGCCTAGCCGATGCCAGCGAGTATGCACGCCAAAAGTATTTTGCAACGCACGAAGCAGCCGATGCGCGTGCCTTCGTTGCAGTCAATAAGGCTTTTACAGATTCACTTTCATCGCTTGGCTTTGACCCAACATCAAGAAGCAAGTTGGGCGTGGCCGAGATTAAGGCAGTTTCAGCTCTTGATAAGCTCGTTGCAAAGCGAGAGGCAAGAAACAAAAAATAACCGGGGGGTTATGTGGCTACAAAGAAAATTAAGGCTTGGCCACCAAAGCATCTATCACCCGTTCTACCTGCCGACCTAAAGCGCAGTCGCGGTGATGAGGTCATTGACTTTGCTGAAGCTCTTTGCAGGATCACCGAAGATGGAATTGCCGGTAATGCCGGTGATCCGCTTGTGCTTCGCCCCTGGCAAAAGGAACTCACGCGCCACCTCTTCGCAGAGGCAGCCGATGGTTCCCTGCGCCACCGCCGCGCACTTATCGGGATGCCCCGCAAGTCAGGCAAATCAGCTTGGCTTTCAGCTTTGGTTCTTGAGCAATTAGTTCTTGGGCCTCAAGGTGGGCAGATATTCTCTTGCGCTGCTGACAAAGACCAGGCAAAAATCATCTTCAACACTGTAAAGCGTTGCATTGAGTTGGAGCCTGAACTTTCAGAAATCCTCAAGCCTTACCGCGATGTCATTCATAACCCTAAAACGGGTTCGGTTTATCGTGCGCTTTCCTCTGAGTCATTTACCAAGGAAGGATTGAACTCAACCTTTATCGCCTTTGACGAATTGCACGCACAGCCAAACCGCGAACTCTACGATGTTATGTCGCTTTCAATGGGTGCGCGTAAAGAACCGATGTTGGTTGCGATTACCACCGCAGGTGTGACCACAGATTCAACTGGCAAAGATTCGCTCTGCTACTCGATGTTCAATCGAAGCATCCAAATTGCCAAGGGTGAAATCAACGATCCATCCTTCTTCTTCGCTTGGTGGGGTGGCGATGACAAAGATGATTACACCAATGAAAAAGTTTGGGAAATCGCAAACCCAGGATTTGATGATTTAACTTCTCTTGCAGATATGCGCTCATCATTTGCGCTAACCCCTGAGGCTGAATTCAAAACGAAGCGCCTCAACATTTGGACTTCCACTGCAACTGCTTGGCTACCAAGTGGTGCGTGGGATGCGCTCGCCCTAGAGGATCGAGTGCCTATTGATGGCGAGGATTGCATTCTTGCTTTTGACGGGGCTTTTTCCAATGACTCAACAGCGTTGGTGGCGTGGTTTTTAGGAGAAGAAAAGCCACATCTTCAAGTTGTTGGTCTTTGGGAACGCCCTGAAGATGCTCAAGATTGGCACGTTCCAATTGCCGAGGTTGAGCAAACAATTATCAGCGCGTACCGAGATTCTCGCTTCAGTGTGAAAGAGGTTGTCTTTGACCCTGCACGATGGCAGCGAACCTTTATGGTGCTTGATGAGGCAGGGCTACCTGTTGTCAGCTATCCGAACTCTGCGGAGAGAATGGTTCCTGCTACGCAGCAATTCTACGAAGCAGTTGTAAATCAATCATTCACGCACGATGGAGATGAACGCCTAGCGCGACACATCGCCAACTGCGTTACAAAGCAATCATCGCGTGGCGTGATGGTGGCTAAGGCTTCAAGCAAGCGCAAAGTAGATGCTGCCGTTGCCTCAATCTTCGGTTATGACCGAGCCACCCGCCCACCTGAGCCAAAAGCGCCGGTGACTAGATTCTTTTCAATAGATATTTAAGGAGATGAGATGAAATTCAAACTGCCAAAGATTGATCCTTCACTTCTCACTGAAGTTACAGGTGCAGTTCTTGTCACCTATGGAATTATGCAGTTCTCGCTACCGATTGCTTGCATTGTTCTTGGTTCGTTCCTCATTTGGATTACAGAGAAGGCTGAATAATGAGTTTATCTAAGCGTTTGCGCGGTTCAAATGAAAAGCGTGCAGCAGGTGATACTTGGGTTGGGCCACTCATCCCAGGCAGGCCACCTGTAGCAGATGTTTCAGGTGTCTATGTTGATCCTGATACCGCTATGCGTATCTCCACAGTTTTTGCTTGCGTAAAACTTCGCTCAGGCACAGTCTCATCTTTGCCAGTGGGCGCTTATGTGCGCCGAGGTCGCGTGCGCCTTTCATACGCTGCTGCCTACGGAGCAACTCCACAGTGGCTCATCAAGCCAAACCCTGAGCAGACACGCCTTGAGTTCTTTGAGCAGATGATTACTTCAATGGACTTGCGCGGAGATGCTTTCATTCTTTTGGTTCGTGACGATATGGATGAAGTCATTGAAGTTTATGTGCTACATCCTGACAAGGTGCGAATCATCCGCAAGCCAGGTGAGCCAATCTATTACGAATACAAGGAAGCTCGCACAGGCGATGTGATGTATCTCAGCACTCGCGACATCTTGCACATTCCTGCCTTCTTACTCCCAGGTGAAATTCGTGGGCGTTCTCCAATCGAGGCTTGCCGTATGGTTGTTGGTGGCGCTCTTGCTGCTGATACATACGCTGCTTCCTACTTTGGAAACGCTGCTAACCCAGGCGGTGTGATTGAAGTTCCTGGCGAAATGGATCAGGAGCAGGTCGAAGATTTAGCAATCAATTGGAATATCGCTCACTCAGGCCCGTACAAGGCTGGCAAAATCGGTATCCTCACAGGTGGTGGCTCTTTCAAGCCTCTTGCAATCAACGCTTCAGATGCCCAACTTCTTGAGGCTCGCAAGTTCGGCGTTGAAGAAATCGCTCGAATCTTCAATGTGCCAATCTCGCTGCTAGGACACCCAGTAGCAGGTGCAATGAGCTTCGCAAGCGTTGAAGCCCAAAACCTTTCATTCGTTCAGCACTCACTTCGCCCACTCTTGGAGCGAATCGAGCAAGCACTCTCAACTTTGCTGCCTGAGCAGGATGCCTTCATCCGCTTTAACCTTGATGCGCTCTTGCGTGGCACTACTATCGAACGCTTTGATGCCTATACCAAGGGTCTGCGCGAAGGCTTTATGAGCCTCAATGATGTCCGAGCAATGGAAGATATGACTCCAATTGCTGACGGGGATCAGTACCGAGTGCCTCTTCAAAACATTGATGCAAGCGATGCGAAGGATGTTGGACTCCAACTACGCACCGAGATTGCAGCCAAGTTGATTCAGGTTGGATTCGACCCTGCCGAGGTTCTCTCAGCAATCGGTATGGATGCAATGAAGCACACAGGCGTGCCTTCAACTCAGCTTCAGCAAATCTCAACACTTGATCCTGCGAACCCACAGGCAGCCTATGAGGTCAATTCTCGCTCATTCGTAGATGTGAATGTTCCCGACACAATCGTGAATGTTCCTGAAACTCGCGTGAATGTTGAATCACCTGAGGTCAATGTGGCAGCACCTAATGTCACAGTTGAACCTGCCGTGATTAACATTCAAAATGTTGAACAGCGCAAGCGCGTAGTTCGCAAGGTTGTTCGTGATGAAGATGGCAAGATTTCAGAAATCATTGAACAGACAATCGAGGGGGATGAATAATGGCAACGGGTCTTAGCACTTATCTCGCCAACGCTTTTCTTGATTCGCTAGGCAATGCCACAGCGTTCTCAGTCACCACACCTTATGTGAAACTTCACGTTGGCGATCCTGGGGCGAATGGCACAGCCAATCCTGCAACAGAGACAACTCGCAAGTCTGTTTCATTTGCTGCTTCATCAAGTGGCGCACTTGCCAGCGATGCTGCAATAACTTGGACAAACATTGCTGGTAGCCAAGATGCAACCTATTTCACGGCTTGGGATTCAGCGACTACTGGCAATTTCCTTTTCTCAGGCACAATTACAGGCAACCCTTATACCGCAGGTGATACCTACACAATCCCATCGGGATCACTTACAGTTTCACTCACTGTAGCGAGCTAATTCAATGCAGTTCCTGCGTTTTACGCTGGATGTTTCACCGCTTGATGACACAGGCTATGGCTTAGATGGCGAAGGTTTTGCCTTTACCGAAGAAGGCGTTGCTGCTTCAAGCCTAGGCACGCTCACAAGTGCTGCTTCAAGCCAAGTTGCACA